CGTGGGAGCCGAATCCGGGGCGGCAGACGACGGCGCTGACGCGTTCGGAATATGAAATCCTGTACGGCGGCGCGAGGGGTGGCGGGAAAACGGACGCGGGCCTGGTGTGGATGGTCGAGCCTAATTATGTGCGGAACGAGTTGTACCGCGGGCTGGTAATACGGAAAAATGCCGATGATCTCTCCGACTGGATAGCGCGTGCCCGGATAATGTATAGAGGTTTGGGCGCCCGGGTAACGGGAGCCTCGCCGGTGATACGGTTCCCGCACGGAGGATTTATACGTACCGGACACCTAAAGGACAAAACTTCCTATGAAAAGTACCTTGGCCACGAATACCAAAAGCTCCTCATCGAGGAGTTGACCCAGATCGGCAGTGAGGACGATTATGAAAAACTGATCAGCTGTGCGCGTTCGACAGTGGAAGGGCTGCCGGCCGGCGTATTCTGCACCACAAACCCCGGGGGGCGCGGGCACGTTTGGGTAAAGCGGCGCTGGGTGGATGTGGCACGAAACAAAACGTATTATACGCCAGGCGGCCGCAGTAGAATTTTTATTCCCTCCACAATAGACGATAATCCCGTCCTGATGCAAAAAGACCCCAAGTACGTAAAGAGCATTGAGGCGATCAAGGACCCGAACCTCCGCGCGGCATGGCGGCACGGGGACTGGGACAGATTTTCAGGGCAATTTTTTGATATGTGGGACCCGAGCATTCATGTGGTTGAGCCGTTCCTGATACCGTATTCCTGGAAGCGGTCGCGGGGCCTGGACTGGGGATATGCGGCGCCGGCATGTGTGCTGTGGCTGGCAATCGACTATACAGGGAATCACTACGTATACCGGGAGTATTACGAGGCGGGGAACGCGCCCAGCGGGATGGCGCGGAAGGTAACCGCCATGAGTCCGCGCGAGGAAACTATATTGAACACCTGGGCGGACCCGAGCATTTGGGCGAAATCGCAGTACGGTACTGGCGCGAACCATGAGCAGCAGACCACCGAATCGATCGAGGATATATTTAGGCGGGGAGGATTGTATTGTTCGAAGGCAAATAATGACCGGCTCTCCGGATGGGCGCGCGTTAAGGACCTGCTTTCACACGACGCGAAAAGAAAACCAAAACTTTTTGTATTTAAAAACTGCGTGAAACTGATAGAAACGCTACCGGGCCTGGTATACAGCGATACGAAAGTAGAGGACATGGACACGGACGGAGAGGACCACGCAGCCGACGCGCTGCGGTACTGCGTGATGCATACGCATGTATCGGCGCGGCCGCAGGAAGAAAAGCCGATGATGGAAAAAATCATCGACAAGATTACCCAGGACGCGCAGCCGGCCGGGGCCGGATCGTGGGATAACTATTAATACAGTAAATTAACGACGAGAAAACAGAATGACATTTTTGCCGGAAAAATCAAGACATATAATGCTCCCGAAGGGGATGGTCCCGCAGACGGGCGAAATCATACCGCCGACGCGGCCGGCCGGGGACGCGGGCCTCCTTCAAATGTATGCGGATATCGATATAGGCAGCTTTAGCGACGATCCCGGGGAAACCGACGAGGAGTTAAAGCAAAAACTGATAGCGAGGTGCGAGGAATGGTTTGAGGAATCCCGGCAGTGGACGGCCGACCAGCGGAAACGATGGCGGAAAAATGAGCGGCTGCGGGAGAACGACATACCAGTGCCCGGTCCGGACGGGGCGACAAAGCAGCGAATCAACCTGGCACTGGCAACGATAGAAACCATAAAACCGATTATTGCGGACTACATGCCGACGTTCGACGTGGCGCCGGAGGAATCGAACGACATACCGTTTTCGGATATGCTGCAGAAGAGAACGCGGCAGGTGGAAGAGAAGTCGGACCTGCGGGACGGGATGATGGACTGCGTTGACGACATGCTCCTGTATTCAAACGGCATTTTACATATACAGCCACTCTTGAATGAGCCGGACGCCACAGAGGAAATGAAGAAACAGGCGATAGAGGTAATCATACGGGACCCGTTCACCTGGTACCCGGCCCCCGGATCCCGGGGAATGAATATAAAGAAATGGGAGGCGAGGTATCACATATTTGCCACTCCGATGCACGTGGATGAAATACTCCAGCGATATAAAGCAACCGTGCCGGCGGAGGGATGGCTGGACGAACAGCAGGTGTTTCAGGAGATTAGCGAGAAAGGCGGTGACGGGGGCCAAACAAAGGCCAACCAGGCGCTGGTGAAGGAATGCTACTATATGGATAACGACGTTGCAACGTATCAGAACGGGCGGCAGGTGATGTGGGCCAACGGCGTATTAATAGACGACCGACAGATACCGTACGAACGGATTCCCGAATTCATGTTGAAAAATCTTGGTTCCGCGCATGCTATCTTCGGGATGGGGGAGCCCCAGCTCATTGAAACACAGGTTAAAAGCCTGAACCAGGTGATGTCCAGCATCGCGGATAATATTAACAAAGCGGGCAACCCGGTTCGGAAAATCATGAGGAACTGGTGGAATAACGCGGTTAAAAAAATATCGGGAACCGTGGCGGGAGAGGATGTCGTAGTTGACAACCCGAACGAAATAAGCTGGCTGGAGCCGCCTCCGCTTCCGCAGTATATATTTAATTACCTCGAGGTTCTGCTGCGGCTGGTGGATGTGGTGACAGGCGTGCAGGACGTGACGGAGGGAAGGAAGCCGACGGGGGTTACCGCGGGGACGGCAATAGCGGCGCTGCAGGAGGCGGCCGAGCGGAGGGTGCGGTATACAATATCAAAGGACCTGACGAAGTTCGTTAAGGATATTGGGCGCTTCGTGGTAGAGGTATTAAAAACAATGGACCGGGAGATAATCGAAATCCGGAAAAAGGACGCGAACGGGCAGAACGAATTTGTGCAGTACAATCCCAAGATGAAGATTGACTCCAAGGGGGTACCGGAAGGAGAGGAGGAATTTAACGCGGAAGACCCGGAGATGCGCGGGCTGGCGGACAGTAAACTGGAAGTGGAGGTCGTTGCGGGAATGAGCCAGCCGGGCGGGCGCGTGGCAACGGAAGCGAGGGCGATAGAAAAATTTGAAAAAGGAATTTACGGAATCGAGCAGGTGGTTAATTCCCTGGCGGAACCGAATAAAAAAGAAATTATAGACGGCTGGTACCAGCGGAACGGGCTCATGGCCATGAAACAGGAAGCCGGGGAGATGGAGAAGGCACAGGGTGAATTCCGGAAATATATCGACGAAGCGATGAAGAGCGTAGATGAACAGATAACAGATGAACAGACGAACAGACAGGCGGCATGGATAGGTTCGCTCGATGAGGAGCGGCTGGCGCAGCTGCTGAAACAATTTCCGAAACTGATGGGGACAGAGGAATTCCAGGTGCTTCCGGATGAATACAAGGAACGGCTGATTACGGTGTTTTTGCGGAAGGACGATACGGGCCTGGCGGAACAGAAGCAGCCGGCGGGGCAGAATACTGAAAATGTATTTTTAGAATAAAATATTAACAACCAAAAAGACGAGGAGTACCCCCGGGTTTGTGTATGGGTCCGGGGGAGATGCAAAACGAAACATTTCCTCATAGGTCGCAATGACCAAGGGGGAAACGCAATAAAAAGGGGAGGCATGTCGGTGCCGACACACTGACAATGTCTCCCTTTTTTATTTGCCAACAATAAACAGGAAACAATAACCGGAACCGCGTCCCGGATTCGGGACCACCGGCGAAAGGAGACGGATGGATAAGGCAAAAGAGCAGCAGTTTGTGGAAAAAGAAAACCCGTACGCGGGTATAGAGATTTCGGCCGGGGAACTCGGTCTGACCGAGCAATCCGACGCGGCCGGAAGGAAGACAGACGAACAGAGCGCAGCTGACGCACTGAAAGAAGGGGTGCAGCAGGCGACAGAGAAGAAGGAAGCCGGATCCGGCGCCGCAGAGAGCACAGACTCTCCCGCAAAGGACGGCGACGAAAAAGAAGGCGAAGAGGCGCAGCCGAAGGTTGAGATCGACGGCCAGGAGTACGACAAGGCCGACATCCTGGAAGCTCTACAGGACCGCCAGAACAAAAAGAAATGGCAGTCCGAGAGCACGCAGCGGGACCAGGAAACGGCGGCATTACGAAAGGCCGTAGAGCCGGTCGTGCAGCTGGTGCAGAAGCTCAGGGAAAAGGGCGAGGTCGCTCAGAATATCAGAGAGGACCTGATGGAAGAATTCGGGGACGAGATCGCGCCTATCGTGGACGCGGCGCTGGCGTTCGACCCGGAAAAGCACCCGAACCCGTACGAGAAGGACCTGGAGGCAAAAGACAGGCGGATCGCGGAGCTGGAAAGCGACGAGATACTGCGCAAGGAAAAAGATGCGCTGACGGGGAAATACAAGCTCAAGCCGGCGGCGGTTGAAGAGGTGGTGCAGTATGCAGTGAAGTATTACGAGGAGACCGGCGCAGCGCTGGGACTCGAAGAAGCATACAAACTCTGGGACTATGACGAACTGGCGAAAAAGAGAACGGGAACGCCTCCTCCGCCGGTAGTCAAGGGAAACGGGGCGCGGGAGATAAAGAAAAAGGCGCCCGTTCCGAAAACCTATGCCAATATCGATCTAAGCGAATACAAGCTGACAGAGTAGACCGGCACAGGAAAACAAAAAGCAAACAAGAAAAAGGAAATAGAAGATGGCACTGAATTATACGACACTTCAGGCGTTAATAAACGCCAAGTACCTGCCCGTGCTGTATAATAACATATTCACGGACAATCACTACCTGCTGGCGCGGCTGAAACAGCAGGCGAAAACCTACGACGAACGGAAAATAGTTGTGCCTCTGGAATACGGGAAGCACACGACGTTCGCGTTCCTGGGGCGCTACGGAACAATAGCGCTGACACCGGCGGAAATCGTGACGGCGGCCGAGTTCGGGCCGAAAATGATGACCGGGTCGCTCTCGATCTGCCTGGAAGACGAGCTGGAAAACAAGAGCGGACAGGCCATAAAGAACATCCTCGACACCAAGATGTCCAACCTTCAGCGTAGCATGCAGGAGGGCCTGGCGTCGCATATATGGACGAGGGGTTCGGCGCTCACGGGCACGACCGTGTATAACACCATCGATTACCTGGTAAACGACTCCACGAGCGAGAACGTGGGGAACATCATCACCACCGGCACGGTCCCGGAGTGGTGGCACTCGAAGAGGATAAACCTGACCACGGATCCGTTTTACGAGAGCGGGGATTCCACGAGCGAAGCCGACCTGTTGAATCCGTCCTCGCCGGTATATCTCAAGAAGCTCCTGCAGCGCGGATTTGCGAAGGCGAAATACCAGACCGGAGAAAAACCGACCGACATCGTCGTGCCGCAGTATATATTCGACATGCTGGAGACGATCCTGGACCCGCAGAAAACCGGAAATAAGTTCAATGAACGCGCTGGAAGTATGGGCTTTACGTCCCTTGACTACCGCCAGTGCGCTATCGTTCCGGACGACGACATGGTGGCGGCGCAGACGGGCGACGACGACGGATACATGGCGTTCTTCAACCTGAACTACATGCAGATGTTTTTCAATTCCGGCGCGAAATTCACGACCGGCGAGTTCACGAAAGCGGCGAACCAGAACGCGAAGAGCTCCCTGGTGAACGCTTACGGCAACCTGACCATATCGAACCGGCGCTGCCAGGTGATTCTGGAGAACGTGCACAGCCCAAAATCCTATGCCGCGTAGCGACATAGGATTGGTAATTAGTAGTTAGCCCCGCCCGTAGATCGCGGGAATGAAAAGGAAAAAATAAAGTAGGAGAAATATCAATGGCAGCACCGACACAGACTGACGCAAATAAGGCGGCGATGGCGATCAACAGCGTCGTCACCTCGGAGGGCGTGTACATGACGCCCCTGGCCGGGGTATTAATCGGCAGCGGAACCGGCACGCCGAACGGCGAGGTAACGGCCCCGATAGGGAGCCTGTTTATCGAGCTGGGGTCTCATGAGCTCTGGATGAACACGGACGCGTCGACCACGTGGGAAATAGTGGGAACGCAGTCATAAAAGACAGTGGCAAAGTGGCAGAGTTACAAAGCAGCAAAGAAAAATAACCCTCCCGGAAGGCGCGGGGTTTTTCCTCCTGGGCCCTGCGCCATGCCGGAAGGAATACAGTAATTCGTTCCCCGCCTGAAAATTGCGGGGACAAGCCTTAGGGAAAGACAAAAAATGAGGAAAAGGGCGATGAGATATATTTCGATAATTCTAATGCTGGCTTTTTTTGTTGCGCCGGCCGCGTTGTTCGGGCAGAACAGCCAGTACAGCATTCAACAGGCGACGACGGAGGTGCTGGGAAGCGGGATACTGCAGCACGACCTGAAAGCCGAGAGCGTGTTTCACGATGACTTTTATGGAGCGGACACGACGCTCAATCGATTTTTGGGGCTCAATAAATGGGCGATACATAAAGACTCTCTCCTGGCGACGATAACGTTTCCGGACTCCGCGTTCGGGCAATTGTACGGCACGACGAAATCCGCTGAAAACGAATTAATATCCGTACAGTGGCCGGTAAACCAGTGGCAATTGCGGCCCGGGGAACCGCTGGAAGTGGAGTGGAACGTTAAAATCGACACATCGAAGCAGAGCGACATCATGATAGGCATGGCGAATACAGTCGCAGCGCCGGCGGATTCGATGTTTGACGCGGACGTTACGGACGGGATGTTTTTCTATCAGCAGGACGGGGACAGCCTCTGGTATGCCGTTACCTGCTCCACGGCAGCCACATATAGAGACAGCTCCGTCACCGCGGCGCATTTGCTATCGTACAACGATTCAACGGCGGCGTATTCCGACGGGTTTCATAAATATAAAATCGTATGGGATGGACGGTCCAGAGTGCGGTTCTACTATGATAACCGCCTGATGGCGACCATGACAACCAGGATACCGATTAACCGGGGAATCAGTCCGGTATTCGCGCTTAATTCCGGGGCGGCACAGCAGAGGAAATTCTGGCTGGATGCGGTGGTGATAAAACATAAAAGATAGTGGCAAAGTGGCAGAGTGACAAAGGCACAGAGTGAAGACAGAAGAAAGACCGCTTCACTAACAGAGGACAGGCCAACATAAAGGACAAAATATGAAAAAAAATAAAATATTGGAACAGAGGCGGCTGGATATATCCGATCCCGTGACGGCGAAACAGAACATTCCGGATATCGAGAAGTACGGGGACCCGGACGCGTGGATACTCCTCTGTAAAGCGTCAAGCAATGCTCAGTGGTCCAGACGGAAACGCAGCAAAAGAATCCGGACGGGAGCTGGGCGATATCGCAGGCTATAACGTTTGTTCAGGGCGTAATAATTAAACCGCTCTATCCTAATGGGCCTCTCTGGCTGGGTCCATTATGACCAATCGTGTCGGACGGAAGGACGTTGGGAAAACTTACATAATCGGTTAAGGGGAAAGACTGCACATGGTCCAGCACGTTGCACGAAATATCGACCGGGAATATCTCGGGCACGATGAAAACGGACAGACGATTGTCCGGGACACTCTCGGGGTATCCAACTACCAGGACGACCAGGGCGGCTGGCAACAGACGGATCCGTCTATTTGCAGCCTGGACGCGGAACACTTAGGCGTCGAAACAGCGGAGATTGAATCGAAGCATCCGCTGACGCGCGACGAGTTTGCGGAATTCTCGCTCAGGTCGGGAGTTGTGGTACGGCAGAGGTTCACCGGCATCGTGATATTTAACAAGTCTACCGGCGATTATGTTTCCGTGGGGCTGCCGACCTATGCCCCGGAAGTGGTGGCGCTCGGGAATTCGCTAACGTATGCCGGGATTTATGACGGAGTGGATCTCTCCTATACGCACCACGGACACCGGGTAAAGCAGGAAGTGACGATGTCGCAGGCGTTCCGTGAGGCGTTATCCACGCCATACCAGGCAGAAGACACGCTGGTGATGTTCGTTACTGAGATTGAGGGCGCCGATGGGTTAAAATTCGAGAGCGACGACGCGGACGTTTTTGACACGCTGACGCCCGAAAGGATTGACGAAATCACGATAGGCGACACACAGCTCCGGCTGCCGCTGTCGGAAGCGTATCTCTGCGATGACGTTCTACAGCGGTGGCAGATGGTGAAGTACGGCGATATTGACGAGGGGAGAAAGCTGCTCTTCGCGGGGATCCCGTACCCGATTATCAGCGACACCACATCGTTCCCCGGCGCGCTGGCGCTTGACCCGACTATTGATATACATGGTTGGATACAGTTAGAAGATACATATCTGTTAGAAAATGCCCCTACAACAAATTTTGGGGGCGGAAATATTCTAAATACCGGCGGGGCGATTGGGTCAGACGGACGGACAATATGTTTAAAGTTTGACCTGTCCTCAGTACCTTCAGGAGCTACAATAACCGAAGCACTGCTTACGCTTGAATCGTTTCAAGCAAACTATCTGGGAGCAGTCGCTATCCGTGTTGCGTTGTCAAAAATTGCATTTGTAGAATTAGAAGCAACCTGGAATATATATTCAACCGGAAACAGCTGGAACACCGTCGGGGCGCTTGGCAGCGGTACGGACTACTATGCTTCTCCGGTTGTTGATTTTACGACCGCGAACCATGGAGGAGCAGGAACAACGGACGTTATTACCGTAACATCAATAGTGGACGATATTTGCGGAGCGTCGGCAACCATAACGAATAATGGATTTATTATCCGGGACAATAACGCAGATGGGAATTGTGTCTATTGGAAGTCGTCGGAATACGGCGATGGTCCGCTTCTCAGTATTACGTATTCCCTGCCCGGGGGCGTAAAAATGATTGATGGCGGTCTGGAATCAACGATGTTAAACGGAGGGTTAGTACAGTAATTGGTCCGCGCCGATGGTCCCGCTTACTGCGGGATCTAAAGACGGGATCTACGATAATTAGTTCCCCGCCTACGCGGGGACAAGCCTTAGGGGAAAACAGAACGAATAGGACGGATAAAATAATATGAAAATTCAGCCGATATACCTTGATTTGTGCCCGGACTATATTCCGTTTCTGGTGCAGGCGACGAAAGCGGACGGCGGCAAGGCGGACCCCTCCGCGGACAATCTGATAATTTATGAGGAGGGCGGCGCCGACGGGACGTTCGATTCAACGGATATAACCAGCTCTCCGTTCGACCCGGCGAAGGTGAATTCAAAAACCGGACTGTGGGGAGTCCTGGTCCCGAAGAGCGAACTGACCGCCGGGAAATTCTACATAGCGCTGTGGGAAATGACCGTCGATTCGAAAACGACGGCGAAGGTGGAGATATTTTTTGCGTGCAACGCGTCGGATTTTATGGCGGACGTGAGCTCGCTGGCAAGCCAGGATTCGGTAGACACGGTGGACGGCATCGTGGACGATATCGTCGAAGACACTAACGAGCTGCAGGCCCTTATTGCCGACAGTAAACTGCCGGCCCAGGTAGCGGGGATCGACGACATCGATTTCCCGGCGACACAGCTTGCATCGATTGAATCGAGCGTAGTGGCGGCTATAAATACGGCGTGCCCGGCGACAATAACAGTAAACTCGCTGTACGATAAGGCCGACGATATCCAGACGGACGTTACCGCGGTAAAGGGCGAAGGGTTTACCACAGAAGCGGACAGCCTGCATATTCTCCGGAACCGCGGGGACGAATACTGGGCGACGGGGGATATCGGCAGCGTTCCGACAGTGGGCGAAATCACAGAGGGCATGGAAGAGTCCGGAGGCAAACTGGACGCGGTATTCCAGACAGTAGGCGCGTTTCTCGACACCACAGTTTCCTCCCGCGCGTCCCTGGGCGACGGCAACGTCGACGTAACGTTTGAGGTTACGAACGACGCGACGGACGAACCGGTTCCCGACGTACTGGTGCAGGTGCGGGCGACAGACGACACCACGGCCGCCGTGATCGCCTCCGGATACACCTCGGACGCCGGCGAGATTACGTTCCGGCTGAACGACGGAGAGACGTATTATTTCTTCCGGAGGAAAGCGGGGATGACGTTCACGGACCCGGTGGAAGTCATTGTGAGCGCATAGAGGCGCCCACAATGACAGTAATTCGTAATTCGTAATTCGTTCTTAGGGAATTACAAAGACCAGTCAAAAGGATGTAATATGCTGATACAGACACAGGGGGTGGCGCAGGTAAGTGATTCACTGCAGAGCACGGGGCAGACGGGCTATGTGGTAAATTCGACGCTGTCGGTCATGATTGCCTACTGCCAGATACTTCTTCGGGATATGGACAGGAACGTGTTTTCGATACCGCTTATTGTGTGGATGCTGAACCAGGCACAGGAGGAGCTGTGCCTGGCTGTAACGCGGCATCTCCTGCGGCAGCTGGACTGTCCGGATGAAACAAAAACTCTTTCCGAAACCGGAACGGTCGATTTGCTTTCCCTGGAGTACGAGCTCTTTATGCGGGAGCACGGAATCGATTTCGTTCGGTTTACGGACGGAAAATACTGCCGGAAGGTCTCCGAGGAGGAATATTCGGACGACAAAAACAGGGGAATCACATACACCGCCGACCGGCCCGCGTACATGGTGCGGGGAAATACGCTCACCGTGGCGCCCTTCACCGCCGACCAGACGCTGGACATTAAATACATGAGGCGTCCCCGGCTTATGGAACTGGGGCAGACGGCATCGGCGGACGTTAGCTGCGAACTGGACGACGTGCTGCAGAAAATCATGATCGGCCTCGCGATGCGGGACCACGTGACAAGGACGGAAAACGCTCAGATGGCTTTCAACTGGGCGGTGCAGAAAATAGAAGAGCTCAACAAAAAGTATCCATATACCGAAAGCATGCTCTATAATATCGACCGGCAGCAGGGGAATAATTCGTGGGTATCGCCGGTGCAGGACTGGACGGTGACGCCGTAAAAATGGTAATTAGTAATTCGTAATTGGTTCTTGGGGGAAAACGGGAAACAGAAGACAGGCGGACAGACAAAATATAAAAAGACGCAGGGAATATGAATTCTGTAGTGATAACGGGCGCGAAGGGGGTTTACACGAACGGGGACAAGGAAGACATCCCGCGGGATTATTTTGCCGTCCTGAAAAATTTGAAACCCGTATCCGGGTCGCTGCAGAAAACCTTTGGCGCGGGAGCGTTCATAGAGGACGAACTCCCCGCGGCCATTAGTAATATGTGCGTCTTCGTACATGACGAATTTACGGATGGGAAGAAATACATCGCGGTCAGCATTGACCCCGAAACGTTCATTGTAACGCTGTACGCGCTTGAGGACGGCGTATGGACGGACGTGTCGCTGCTCTCCGAATTTTCGATTTCAGAGACGTTTTATCACAACGACGGGTACAATCCAATCCTGCAAATCGACGACGTGCTCAGGATATTCCCCGGCGGCGTGGCGCAGGCGGACGGAGAGTACGACTCGAAGGCGATATGGATATCATACATCGACCGAACGTACTTTGACGGCATCTACGGGCCGGCAGCGAAATTTTACGGGTATCCCGCGACGATAGAAACTCCAACAATATCGGGAATCGGAGTAACGGCGACGGTGATGGCGGGCGGGGATTTCGACCCGGACGACGAGGGGGTGACGAAGTATTATAAATTCAGCGACATTTATGATGGAATACAGGAATCGCTCCTCTCCGGCGCCATGGCGGTGAATTACACGCTGAACACGCTGGGGAGATTTGCGTTTTCGATTACCAAGACGGCGCACAACCTCCGGATCACTGCGCGCAAGGTGTACCGGGCGGACTCCGAGGACGGGCCGTACAACTATATCCATACGATAGATTTTGAGCGGCCAGGCGCGGACGTATTCCGCGGGAGCGCCAGCGCGGTGACGGGGGCGTACTCGGGGAAGTACGTTATCTACGTTCCGGCGCTGTCGACAGAATCTTTTGACGACGCGCTGGAATATCGCATCCTGGTGGACGGGACGCCGTTCCCGATTGACAACCCGAACGGGGGAAGCGACCCGACAGGGCACAAGGCGTTTACGCTCACCACGCCCGATCCCGGAGACAACCTATTAGACGAGGACTGGATACTACAGAGCTCGAACGATTCATTTAGCGAAAATATCGTTGAATGCGAGACCGGCGCAAGCGGGGCGTATACCGGCACGAACATGGTGATGACGTATTATAATTTCGGGAATCTGGATCTGACGGGCCGGATCGTCTATTTCGGAGACGAGGCGCGGGTTATAACGAGTAATACGGGGTACGGTATTTTATTTGATGTTGGATTTACTTCAGTCGGGAGTGACGAAAACCCGGCGGCATGGGCGGTTATGGGAGACGACAATGGATTTTATTACGCGCTGGACAATACCACGACGGCAGACTACTTGTTTTTTGATAACGCCCTTACTATCGGGGCGGAGCATCCGCTGATGATCGGAGGGCGGGAGGTGTCTATAACAGTAAACGGGGAATTCTGCCAGTGGATAAACGGGCGGTTGTGGGTAAGCGGGCAGGCGGTGGCGGACCCCGCCGGCACGGCGGAGGAACATAACTCATGGGCGTATTACTCGGAGCTGTGGCAGCCGGACATAATCCCGGTAGGAAATGTGCGGAGGATTTCAGACAGCGACGGCGGCCCGGTGATGGGGGTTGGGGAACTATTTAAAGAACCGGTTTTCATGAAGACGAATACGCTTATTATTCTCTGGAGCAAGGACGATCCAGGCAATCCCGGGAATTGGTTTGAACGGGAGAGCGGACATAACCTGGGATGCGTTGCGAAAAGAGGATTTATCACGGTATCAGGAGCGCTGTACGTATGCTCGATTAATGGAATTTATCGAATGAGACCGAATAATTTTGCCCCCAGCGACACGACGCCGACGGAGATGCTGAGGATAAGCGAACCGATAAACGATAAATATATGTCGCTTACGTATGCGGAAAAGGGGCTCACAATCGCCGCGTATGACGAGGTGAACGGCGAGGTGGTTTTTGTGTTCGGGGAGATAGAAGAGTAGTAATTGGTAATTCGTTATTAGTTCTTAGGGAAAAGCAAAAGATAAAGAGAACCCCCTGTAGTCCCCCTTGACAGGGGGACAAGATAAAGGAAAATATTATGCCTTCCGTACCGAGTTTGCCATCCATATTGATGATTAACAGCTTTGCGGACCATATAAAAATCATCATTAATCCGTCGACGGGGGACAGCCCGATTGCCTATAAGATATGGTCCGCATCATGGGCGAGTCCGGACGCCGGCGACTATACGCTTGTCGGCGAGTTCATTTATACCGACCGGTTCGATCTGTACTCTAAATCGTGCGCGGAGAACGGGTATTCAAGCTATTTTGATCCAAACCTAACGTTGCCCCGTGTAAACGCCCCGACGGCTTACGGCGCGTCCCAGGGAGCGTTTACCAATAAAATCAGCCTGGCCTGGACAAAAGGGACGGTCCAGAACGGCGCGATGCGGTATTACAAAGTCAGCGCGATAAATTCCTACGGGGAAACGGCGCTGTCGCTGAACCCGGTAACGGGGCAGATGATGGACACGTTCTCCGGCACGGAAATATTCTACGGGACCAGCGCGGCGACGGTAACAACGAAATTCTCCGGAACCTATCAAAGCAGTTTCGACCACACAGGAAGATCGGCCGGGCAGACATTCTACTACTTGATGCGTTCGCTCTCCACCGGGGGGAACCGCAGCACATATACGGCGGTATTCTCCGGCTACACGCAGGCGCTTACCGTTACGCTTCCCGGCACGCCGATACTTTACTTTGGCTCGGAAATATATTACGACCGGATCCGTCTTTCGTGGACGGCCGCGGACGCGGGAAACGCGGCGAGCGTGGCGTACCATATTTACGGGAGTGAACTGCCAACGTCGGGATTCGCGAAGATTTCCGCGTTGGACACACTCCTCCTGACTGCCGACGTGCTGGCGGCGAATATGATTGCCATCGGCAAAACGATAGGAAGCATTACGCTTGGCGCGGCGGCCGGACAGGCGACGAAAAACACGACGGCAAAAGCCGACTCTATCACATTGACCATAGCCGCGGGAACCGTGACGGCCGGGGCATACCGGTATTTCAAGGTATCCGCGCGGAACTCGGTTGGAGAAGGCTCTCTCTCAAATGTTGTGCTCGGAACGCTGGGAGACAGCGCGGCATCGGTGGATATATATCACAGCGCTACGGAGGAGGGAGAGTATACGCTGCTCGCGTCCGGACAGACGGGGACGTATGAGCATACCGGACTGGGGGCGGCGGAGACCCACTGGTACAAGGTTATTACCAGGACAGCGCAAAGCCAGACGGGGTCTCTGGTTTCAGCAGCGGCGTTCTACGGGAACACGACCGTCATCCCCGACGCTCCGGATACGCCGATCATGCAGGTGACTCCCGGATTCCCGGAAATAGCGCTGCGATGGGACGCGCAGGCGGACGTGAGCAGCTACACGCTGTACACCGGGGTATCGCCGACCGATATGAGCGAGCTGACGACGGCCTCCGGAATATCCGTAGCGGCCACATTCGGCGTGGCAGTGCTCTCCGCTCACGAGAAGGTGGGAGCTGCGGGCATTAACCTTTCTGTTTTATCTCCGAACGTGATATCCGCATCGGACGGGGATTATGAAAATAAAATTCTCCTGCGGTTCAGCGAGAAAGATATCCTGCGCGGGAAAGAAATATTTTTTTCAATCAAGGCGACAAATACCGGCGGCGACAGCGATGTATCGAGCGCAAGGGTTGGGTACTTTACCGACACCAAAAACGGCATTGAAATATACAGGTCCGCGACGGAAGGCGGATCGTACTCTCTTATTGCAACGGTTGCCGCGGGCGTGACCGAATATGAAGACACGGGGCGAACCGCGTCGACGACGTACTGGTACAAGCTGAAAGCGAAGGGCGCCGTCACCGGCACGACATACTCAACGCTGTCCGCCGCGTTTTCCGGGGCAACGGGAGCGGCCTCGGGCGTGGCCCCATCCGCGCCGACCGGCGTAACAGCGACAAAAGGAACATACCATGACCGCGTGCGGGTGCAGTGGAGCAAGGCGGCGGGAGCGACGACATACGAGGTATACTCAAAGGCCGCGGGCGGGGCATGGGCGCTGGTGGGAGAAGTGGGGGACGTGTCGTACGCGGACATCTACGAGACGGAAAGCGGAGACAGGCTGTACGACGCAAGCCTGACCGCGCCGACATTATCCGTTCCGGGAATAGCCGCATCGACGGCGCTCTCCGGCAAGGTAAGGATAACGTCGACGTATTCCAGCGACAATATGGTTCCGGGCGGGCAGAAGATATTTTCCGTGATAGCGAAGAACGGGACCGGGTCTTCCGATTATTCGGTGACCGACGTTGGATACAGGAACGATACGCTTACGGCGACGCCCGTCACGATATATGCGGCATCGGCAAACCCGGCCGATCCGGGATCGTACAGCCTGCTCGTAGCGGGAGTGGCGCAGACGTACGACCACGGGATTTACGTCGACGGGGCGACGAGATATTATAAAACGAAGCTCGTTTCGACGAACGGATATGAAAGCTCGCTCACATCGTATGTCACCGGAACAACCGCCGCGGCGGCGACGGGACCTGCCGCCCCGACCGGGCTGACGGCTTCCGCGGGCACGTATACGGAAAAGGCCGCCCTCGCATGGAGCGCGTCAACGGGAGCTACCGGCTATAAGATATACGCATCGCCGAACGCGCTTCCGCGGGTATGGACGTACCTGGGAGCGGTTACCGGGCAGGTTACCGCCGACGTTCGGGCGGACACCTCGGGAGACGTCCAGGACGCGCGGCTGACGGCTCCGGAGATCACGCTGCCAACGGTATATTCGGCGTCCCATGACGAGTACGACGATAAAATCAGATTGCAGTGGACGAACGGAATCCTAACCGCCGGGGCGACGCTGGTGTTTGCGGTAACGGCGTACAACGGCGACGGCGAATCCGATAAATCGACCGAAGCGTCCGGATACCGGAAGGGAGAAATTACCGGGACGGAGATCGTGAAATCGGAAACACAGGCGGGGACGTTTGTTGCCCTGGCGACAGATACGGACGGGAGCCCCTACGATCATGAGGGGTTGGACCCGGAACAGACATTCTGGTATAAGCTGCGGATGAAAGTTGAGGACGCAGCATAATCGCGCTGCGATTATGCTGTAATTCGTTTTTAGGGAAAAACAAAGACTGGATTCCGGCCTGAAGATTGCCGGAATGACAGGGGAAAATATGGCACGATACAGCGTATATACGGCCGCGTTCCTGGGACGCGCAAGCCTGATAGACGGCCCGGCGGCAGTGAGCGACCTTGTCGCGACAAAGGGGGATCATGACGACAAGGTTGTCCTTACATTCAAGGAGGTCGACGCCGGCGTGGTCTATGAGGTATGGGCCGGGTCTACCGGCGGCGGCGCGGGGTCTAAAATAGCGGAAGTCGAAGGCACGGGGGTTGAGGACGCCGATATGTCTCTGGACGTACAGGCCGACGCCCTCGGCGACGTTCAGGACGTCCTGCTGACGGCCCCGACGCTGACCGCGCCAAGTGAACTCAACGCATCGGACGGATCGTTCGAAACAAAGATAGTGCTCAGTTATTTACCCGGGTTCGTGGACGAAGGCGCGATACGGTATTACTGGATCGTTGCGCAAAACGCGGCAGGCGGGCGTTCGGACGATTCAAACGTGGATTACGGGTACCGGGACGACGTCATGGTAAGCGCGCAGGTGTGGTGGTGTGCCACGGAAGAGGGAGAATACGCGGAACTGGACGACAGCGAGTCTTCTCCCTACGAGCATACCGGCCTGGCGGCGAGCACCACGAAGTTCTATAAAATCCGGCTTGAGACCGCGGCGGGGGAGTTCAGCGATTACACGGCCGTGGAGGCGGGTTCCACCGGCGGGGTAGGAGTAGCGGCCCCTGACGCGCCCGAGGATCTTGCCGCGACAGCGGGGACGTATCACGATAAGGTAGTCCTGACATGGACCGAGGCTGCAGGCGCGACGGCTTACGAAATATGGTCCGGACCGGTGGACGAGAGCGTGGCGCCGGCCAAGATCATAGACGTCGGCGCGGTCGCCACGGCGAAC